TCTGTCAATACTCTGATTAATCCAGCAAAACTTCGAAATCTTGTTTATGAAGATCCAATTAAAAGAAATGCTGGATTGGATGTTTATGAGCACCCAAAAGAGGAGCATAACTATCTTATAACTGTAGACGTTGCTCGTGGTCTTGGTAATGATTATTCAGCATTTATTGTTTTTGACATTACTAACTTTCCATATAAAGTTGTGGCGAAGTATAAAAATAATGAAATTAAACCAATGTTATTTCCAAGTGTTATTCATGAAGTTGCAAAAGGATATAATGACTCTTGGTTGTTAGTAGAAGTAAATGATATTGGTGATCAGGTGGCAAGTATTCTTCATTTTGATTTGGAATACGACAACGTTCTAATGTGTGCTATGAGGGGTCGTGCTGGGCAAATTGTTGGATCTGGATTTAGTGGTAAGAAATCGCAACTTGGTGTAAGAACTACCGCAGCAGTTAAAAAATTAGGTTGTTCAAACTTAAAAACTTTAATGGAGGATGATAAATTATTAACAGTAGATTATGATATTATTTCAGAATTAACTACATTTGCTCAACGTCATAATTCATTTGAAGCAGAAGAAGGATGTAATGATGACCTAGCAATGTGCCTGGTTATTTTTTCTTGGTTAGTTGCTCAAGATTATTTTAAAGAAATGACGGACAATGATGTTCGTAAAAGAATTTATGAAGAGCAAAAAAATCAAATTGAACAAGATATGTCTCCTTTTGGATTTATCTCCGATGGATTAGATGATTTTAGTGTCACTATTGATGAAGAAACTGGAGATAGATGGATATTTGCTGGATCAAAAAATGAAAATAACGCTTTAGAAGTATGGAATGTAGATGAGTATGGTGATAGATCTTATATGTGGGAATATCATTAAGATTAAGAAGTAGGAAATTATAAATACTTTTAGAATATTCTGGAATTGTAGAGGAGAAAAAGATGCCGCTTAATTTAGCATCTCCTGGAATTGTAGTAAGAGAAGTTGATCTAACACTTGGAAGAGTTGCCCCCTCATCCGATAAAATTGGTGCAATTGTTGCTCCTTTTGCAAAAGGACCTGTAGATTCGCCAACTTTAGTTGAAAATGAAAACGATTTACTAGTTAATTTTGGAGAACCATATTCCACAGATAAGCATTATGAACATTGGTTATCTGCTTCTTCATATTTGGCATATGGTGGAGCACTTAGAGTTGTAAGAGCAAATGATAATGATTTAAGAAATGGATTTGTGGGAACTGCATCGAGCGTAAAGATTGATAGTTTAGATCACTATAATGCATTGGGATATGATGAAAATACTCTTTCTGGAGTAGTTGTTGCTGCAAGAAATCCAGGATCTTGGTCAAATGGTCTCAAGGTTGGGATTATTGATTCAAAAGCAGATCAAATCTTGGTAGGAGTTAATACTTCTATTGCATCAGGAATTGCAAATATTGCAGTTGGATACGGTGTTACTCAATCTGTAGTGGGTAGAATTAATCCTGGTGCAGGAACAACTTCAGTTCTTGATGGTTACCTAAAGGGAATTATCACAGAAGTTTCGGGAAATAGAGTATCCGTTAAGGTTCTTTCACACGTCTCTGCGGCAGGAACTGAAACTCAAGTTGATTATCAACCATCTGGGGTATATGCTTTCTCTTCAAATGGAAGCGTTGCAATTCACACAAACGGACAAACCGTTGCAACAGGAGCAACTACTTATACCGGAAGACTTGATTGGTTTGATCAGCAAACATTAGGTCTTACAAGCACTTCATCTATTTCTTGGAATAATATTGCTCCAAGACCAGGAACTTCTGCATATGCTGTAGCAAGAGATTCGAGATTTGATGAAGTTCATGTGGTCGTAATTGATGCTCTTGGAACAGTAACTGGAAATGCAGGAACAATTCTTGAAAAGCACTTAAGTTTATCTAAAGCAACGGATGCAGAATTTTCTGTAGGAAATCCTGCATATTGGAGAAAATATATTGTAAATAACTCAGAGTATATCTTTGGTCTTGGATCTCCAACTGGAATTGTTACTACGGGATATAGTAGTGACTTTAATCTAGAGTCTGATGTTGCTTGGGACCAGGAAGCAGAGGGAATCACTTTTGCTGCTTCCGGAGCATCTACAAACACCCTTACAGGTGGTAAAGATTACAATGGTCAAGCAGCAATCACCACTTCAGGTTCTTTAACAGCAACTCTTGCTGAGTTGTCTGATGGTTATGACTTGTTTGAAAATGCAGAGAACTTTAAAGTAGATTTTCTTTTAATGGGATCTGCTGCTTATGATATTTCAACAGCACAAGCACTTGCAAATAAATTAATTTCTGTTGCAGAATTGAGAAAAGATGCAATCGCATTTATTTCACCATATAGAGGTGCTGCTCTATCGGATACTTCAGTGCAAACTGCAGTAACAGTAAGGTCTGCTGCTGATATTACTGATAATGTAATTGAGTTTTATTCACCGATTGCTTCATCTTCTTATGCAATCTTTGATAGTGGATACAAATACATGTATGATAGGTTCTCAAATACCTTTAGATATGTTCCCCTAAATGGTGATATTGCAGGACTTTGTGCCCGCAATGACATCAACAACTTTGCTTGGTATTCACCAGCAGGAACTTCCAGAGGTGCGATTTTGAATGCAGTTAAACTTGCATACAATCCATCAAAAACTCAAAGAGATACACTTTATTCAAATAGAGTCAATCCAGTAATTTTCTCACCTGGTGCAGGAATTATTCTGTTTGGTGATAAAACAGGTCTTGCTAAAGCATCAGCATTTGATAGAATTAACGTTCGTCGTCTCTTTGTTTATCTTGAAAATGCTATTTCTCAAGCAGCAAAGGATGCTCTCTTTGAATTCAACGACGAAATTACTAGAACAAATTTCGTAAATACAATCGAACCATTCTTGCGTGATGTCCAAGCAAAAAGAGGAATATTTGATTATGTTGTTATTTGTGATGAAACAAATAACACCGCTGCTATAATCGACAACAATGAATTTGTTGCTGATATTTACATCAAACCAGCAAGATCAATTAACTTCATTGGTCTTAACTTTATTGCCACCAAAACTGGTGTTGACTTTGAAGAAGTAATCGGAAACTTTTAATTTAGAGGTTTAAACTACTATGGCAACTAGACAACAATTAAATCCACCTCCACTAAGAAAGATTACTGACTTCAAAAGTAAGTTAACTGGTGGTGGTGCAAGAAGTAACCTTTTTGAAGTCGTTCTTTCATTCCCAGATATTGCACCAGCAGACACTAATGTTCTTGATAAAGCAAGATTTTTAGTTAAGGGTGCAAATTTACCCGCATCAAACGTCGCTCCTATCGATGTTCCATTTAGAGGAAGAACTTTAAAAGTTGCTGGAGATAGGACTTTTGAAAGTTGGACAGTAACAGTTATTAATGATACTGATTTTGCAATCCGTTCTGCATTTGAGAACTGGATGAATAGAATTAATAGAGTTTCTGATAACACTGGAGTAACAGATCCAACTGCATATACGGCAGATGCATTTGTTTACCAACTTGATCGTGATGGAACTACATTAAGAGCATATCATTTTTATGATATTTTCCCAACTTCTATTGGTTCAATAACTCTTGATTATGGAACTAGCACGATTCAAGAATTTCCTGTAGAGTTCCAAATCCTTTGGTGGGAAGCAGTTAAGGGCGATTCTCCTGCTGCTGGTGGTCAAGATATTAACTAAATATATCATATAATCAGTTTAAATTTATAAAATGGCGAAACTTTTTGGTTTTTCGATTGAGGATAACGAACAAAAATCCAAATCCATAGTCTCCCCCGTTCCTCCCAATAATGAGGACGGGGTTGATCATTTTATTCAATCCGGATTTTATGGACAATATGTTGATATTGAGGGTGTTTATAGAACAGAGTATGATTTAATTCGTCGGTATCGTGAGATGGCACTTCATCCAGAATGCGATGGTGCTATTGAAGACGTAGTAAATGAAGCAATTGTTAGTGACCTGTATGATTCTCCTGTAGAAATTGAATTATCAAACTTAAACGCTAGTGATAGATTAAAAGAAGTTATAAGAGCAGAATTCAAATATATTAAAGAAATTTTAGATTTTGACAAAAAATCTCATGAAATTTTTAGAAATTGGTATATAGATGGACGTTTATTTTACTTAAAAGTCATTGATCAAAAGAATCCTGAAGCAGGTATTCAGGAATTGAGATACATTGACCCAATGAAAATAAAGCACGTTCGTCAAGAAAAAAAGACAGGTAATGATTTAAATGGATCTAGAAATTTAAATTTATTATCAAGATCTTTTGGTCAAGAACAGGAATATAATTTTCCGGAAATTGAAGAATATTTTATTTACACACCAACTCCAAATTTTCCAACTGGAACAATTAGTGGTGGATCTAAAAAAGGAGTTAAGATTGCTAAAGATTCAATTACATATTGCACATCAGGATTAGTAGATAGAAATAAAGGAACAATTCTTTCATATTTACATAAAGCAATTAAAGCTCTTAATCAACTCAGAATGATTGAGGACTCTCTTGTCATTTATAGATTATCTAGAGCACCAGAACGTCGTATTTTTTATATTGATGTTGGCAATCTTCCAAAGGTAAAAGCAGAGCAATACCTTAAAGAGGTAATGAGTCGTTATCGTAATAAACTTGTATATGATGCAAATACTGGCGAAGTTCGTGATGATCGTAAGTTTATGAGTATGCTTGAAGACTTTTGGTTACCTAGAAGAGAAGGTGGTAGAGGAACTGAAATTACAACTCTTCCAGGTGGTCAAAATCTTGGAGAACTTGCTGACATAGAATATTTTCAGAAAAAACTTTATAGAGCACTAGGTGTTCCCGAAACAAGAATTGCAGGTGGAGGAGATGGATTTAATCTTGGTAGATCATCAGAAATTCTTCGTGATGAATTAAAGTTTTCAAAATTTGTAGGAAGATTAAGAAAGCGTTTTGCAAATCTATTTAATGATATGCTTCGCACTCAATTACTTCTGAAGAACATTGTTTCTCCAAAAGATTGGGAGCAAATGAGTGATCATATTCAATATGATTTTTTATATGATAATCATTTTTCAGAATTAAAAGAAGCAGAACTTTTAACAAATAGATTAACTTTAGCAACAACGATTGAACCTTACATTGGAAAATATTATTCTACGGAATATGTTCGTAAAAAAATTCTTCGCCAAACAGATTCTGAAATTATTGAAATTGATTTTCAAATTGAAGATGAAATTGCAAAGGGTATCTTACCAGATCCAAATGCACCAGTAGACGAAATGGGAAATCCGTTGCCGCCAGAAGAGGAGGCAGGTCAAGCAATCGAGCAAGGTGCTGGCGGTGAAGTTCCTATAGAACCGAATGTAAATGTTTCAGCAGCAGAAATTCCAAACCCCAAAGGTGGTAAAATATAAATAGTCCTATAATAATAAAATAAATTTATGGAAGAACTTATCGACTTGATTGCATCTGATGGATCTGCAGCAGATGTTTCCGATAAAATTAAAGAATTGCTATATGCAAAATCTGCCGACAGAGTAGATTCTGCTCGACCACAGATTGCTTCAATGATGTTCGGTGAAAATGATTCTACTGGAGATAATGAATAATGGCAATAAAAGTTGTTCAAAATGTAAATAGAATCTCTCCTACAGTTTCTGTAGCAGCAACTAGTAATCCTATTGCATTAAAAAGTGGTTACATTAGAGTTGCTGCAGGATTAACTGCAGTATATGTGGAAACTGGCGGAAATCCAGTTGCGACTACAAATTCTTTTTATATTTCACCTTATGGAAATGAGGTATTGAAAGAAAGAATTGCAAAACAGCAGATTGTTGGAATTACCACAGGGACATCGACGGTAATCACTTTTAATAATAATGCAGGTAATCCATTTTTGGTTGGAGATTATGTAACAATTGAAAATGCTCAACCTTCGGGAATCAATACAGTTCATCAGTTAGTAACTGCAACTACTGATGAAACAGTTACTATTGCTGCCAATACTTCAGCAATAGTCGGGATAATTACTGCTACAGGATCTACTTTATCCAGAAGTGTAAAAGTTTCAGCTCTTGCGGACAGTAATTCAACAAATTTAAGTATTACAGAAGTAGTTCAATTAGTTTCCGAATAAAATGAAACTCATCACAGAAGAAATTCAAAAAGTAGAATTTATTACTGAAGGAAAAGGTTCCAATAAAAAAATGTTTATTGAAGGTATTTTCCTTCAAGGTGATATTTGCAATCGCAATGGAAGAATGTATCCAATGGAAACTCTTTCCCGTGAGGTAAAGAGATATACGGAAGCATTTGTCAATAAAGGTCGTGCTCTTGGAGAACTCGGTCACCCTGATGGTCCTACTGTCAATCTTGATCGTGTTTCTCACAAGATTGTTTCCCTTACTGCAGAAGGAACTAATTTTAAAGGTAAAGCACAACTTCTCGAAACCCCAATGGGTAAGATTGCAAAGTCTCTCATTAGTGAAGGAGTTTGTCTTGGTGTTTCTTCTCGTGGTGTTGGTTCACTCAAAATGACTAATGAAGGTCATAAAATTGTTGGCGAAGATTTCATGCTTGCAACTGCTGCTGATATCGTTGCCGATCCTTCTGCTCCTGATGCATTTGTTCAGGGAATTATGGAAGGTAAAGAGTGGGTTTGGGAAGGTGGAATTCTTCGTGAAAAACTTGCAGAACAAACTCAAAGAAAAATTAATACTCTTGTTAATCAAAAAAAATTGGAAGAACATAAGTTGAATCTATTCAACGAATTTCTTTCAAATCTTTAAATTATAAATAAATATAGATTATATACAAGAATCTAAAACAAATGTCCGTTGGTAGCAATTTACAAGAAATGGAAAACGTAGTAACCAAAGGGGCTGCACCTGCCGAGCCAATGAGCACCATTGCCCAAAATGCTTCTGGAGTTATGATTCCAGGACAAACTGGTAGTTGGGAAGATTTAGGCGGTCCTACCCCAGAAAATTATCGTCCAGACGATGATTCTGCAACACTTAAAACTCCTGGAGCAACTCTTGCTCAAGTAAAGAACGTAGTTAATGCTAAGGCAGCTGCTGCTGAACCAATGCATACTATGGCAAAGGAAGAAGTTGAGGAAGATGATGATCTTGTCGATGAAGAAGAACTCGACGAAGATGAAGAAGTAGTTGCTGAAGAATCTTCTAAAAAGAAGAAGAAAGAGGAAAAAGATGAAGA